AGGGGGGGGGGAAAACAACCAATTATTTTCATTTCACAATCTCACACTTGTTGCTACTCATCGTAAAATTCAATTTCATACCCATTTTTCCTCATGGTTTTCCGGACCGTTTCCACTTTAGCCATGTCAACTTTAATTTTCAATACAGCAACGAATTTCTTCTCTGAGGCCATGTACATGTCCAGTCCATCATAGGCGCCCACTAGCCTGATTTTCCCATGTTCAGCAGCGGCAAAATTTGGGAACTGATTTAACCCTGTTCGGGTGGGGACAACATCTGTTTTTCCCTTCTCAATGGTTATCTTTCTCTCACATTGTGCTGTGTTGCCTTGACCTTGGGTTTCAGTTGTTGGCACGGTACTTGATGTTGTTTCCTCCGGTGGAATCGCCGTCGGTTGCGCCGGTGCTTGTATTGTTGCACTATGTGTTGCTACAACATTGTGTGGTGTCACTCTTGTGTTAACTGCGGCAGTGTCCATTTGGGGTGGATTGTGGGCCATTAAATATTGTAGGTTAGGTTTGGTTATGATGAGTTTAGCCGTACCTACGCCATACACACATCGCATCAATTGTTCAATATCGCCTTTCGTCAGTTTGATACATACTGGGCACCCATTGCCCACAGGGCCATAATTGACATGGCCTCTAACACCCCAAATCTCATTTGGGACCCAATCCGGCTTGTTGATATTACAATGGCTACACTTGACCAAACCTAATCGTGGTGCATTGTACGGTTTACAAGGTGATGATGATAACATCCTATGACATTGTAAATGTGTGGTGGGTTGACTCATCATCTTAATCAAATCTGCAATGGTGTCAAGCACCTCGAAGTTTTGACAGTTGTTTTTAACTGCATTCGCATTGACATTCTCATTGAATTCATACCATGGTAGTGCTACACCCTTTAAATGGCAAGCGGTGACCAGAGAACTGTATGGTCCAACATCACCCAGCATTACCAAAAAGCTCATCACTTTTGCAGCATGATTCTTGCAGTAATCACTGTGATTGGCATAGCCAATGCTCATTTTGTCGCGCAAGCGGAACACGTCTGGTCCGACTTTCACCCTGCCTGCAACATTGTAACACAGCAAGCTGCAGAATGTACCACAGTGTTCATGTTGGTCAATTGACACTTTGTAGTTGTATAGATCAGCGGCTTTCTTTTTGTAGTGCTGGATGTTCACCTTGTCTGTGCTCAATATCAAACTATCATCACCAAGGAAAATGGCACCCTTAATTTTTGACCGATTGTCTTGTATTAAATGCATACTGCAACTCATACTGCAAATGACATTCCCAAGTGATGTTGAAGCTTGACCGGTCAAACGTTGACCATCATTGTTAGCTGTCGTATGTTTGCCCTTCAAATGCCAATTCTCATGACATGTGCGCCACAACTTTGCCAGGTTGGGTTCAAAGCCTAATAGTGATGTTATGGCAAATTCCATGTCCAAGTCTTGCTTGTCCGTTTGTCTGTCCATTTTTTGCATGTCAATTTCAACAAAGTTTTCAACGTAACCAAATCTCTGTAGGTATGAATTCAACACATCTGGTCTCATGCCGTCGGTATACATAACGAATTTGTCATTCAGTAACAACTTGAACCTTTTCTTGAGTTCATTCATGATTGGCCCAAAAATGCACGCTATTGCGTAGGGATGATGTGCAATGATGCGACCCTTGTTGAGATTTGGATTCTCGTCAGCGCCATCTTTGAGCACGTTTTCTTTCTTGATGTGAACTTCAATGCTCTTTAGTAATGCTCCCATGTTGCCGTCACGTAACATGTCCATCACTTCTTTCAACACTTTGCTTGGATAGTTGTGCATGATCATCCATTCAACGCTGGCATCACCATCAATACTCACACAATGCGCTCGGTTGTAACGCACATGGTCCTCCCAATTGTCAACAAAATACGTTTTTGCAAACAATTTGACCTCTTGTTGTATGTTGAGTTCACTCTTGCGAACTATCTCATCATTCAGTAAGCGTGTGCTTATTGCATTCGTTTCGGCCATGTGTCTGTTGACGATGGTTGGTCTGATGCGTTTAGGGTACTCACTCAGTGTCTCCCTGACAACCATCATCCATCCGTTGCATATTTCCGCACTATTGATGCGCTTCCCTTTGCGAGGACATTCTACTTTGGTTGTGGTTGGGTTCTCGAAGCAATCCCAGTAGATGATATCCAGCAGATCTGGCATTTGGGGGTGACTCGTTCCAAGTTCCTCCATCTGAGCACAGTATTCCTCTGTGAATAAGGGCATTTTAACAATGTCATCACTAATGGGACTTGGTGCAATCGTGTCACCTGACGTCTCAATCCAACACAGAACGTTGGGATCCAGCCTGTAACGCAGTTTGCTGCGCAATTCATCTTTTTTATCGTCAGTAAGTTCCGGTGATTTGCCCAATGACAAGTTCCACCAGTGATCTGTGTGTTTTGTAGCTGTGTCATGCAATTCATTCCAGAGGCCCATGTTTCGGCAATTGTCAACATTGTAGTGTGGCCAATCAACCCCAACGTTCTTCTCTTGGGTAATTGCTGTTTGATTGGTCACACCACCTGCTCTGCTCATGAACCCATGGTTGTGTGCCACAACTCCCCCTTCGTTGCATACAACGCAGTCACCTGCGTGGTTGTCGCCCACCACGTTGTTGCAGTACTCATTAAATATTGCTTGAGTTTTGTCATTGTTGTCTATTATGTTGATGGTCAAGTTATTGCTGTTCACAATCGTGGTTGATAATACATTTATCATTAGGCAATGCAATGATTGGCTAAATTTGTAACCGAAGATGTTGGCACCCAACAGGGGCAACGTGAAAGCCTTGATTTTCCTCTCTACCATAAACTTCAATAGGTTGCCATACACGACAGCCAAGGTTTGCATGCTTTTGTCTGATTGACTCCTGTTGTACCTGGGCGCCACCACATTAACCACTACAATGTCCTCTTCACCTGTTAGATCACTCATTAAGTCAGGCTTTACTTTACAACTGAACTCGATGATGTCACCTGTCTTGAGGTCGCCATGCTGCTTGATGTAATCATTACTCCACTCCTGCAACCTGCCATCCGTCAATCGGTCGATTGCTCTAGCTGCACCTCCAGCATGCTGCAACTTGTTATTAGCGGGGTTGACGAAAACACCGTGTGTTTTTATGTTTATGTCACACATCTCATAAGTCACCTTGACAAGGCTGAAAGCTGCAATTTGTATGCTAGCGCAGTTGCCGCTTGTGCTTAAAGTTATGTCGTGAATGCAGTCCGCTGGTTTCCTGCGTGGGTTAGCACCTGGGCGGGTTTCTTTTGGAACACTTTCGTCTTCACGTTGTTTATCCTCTTCTTTTGAGCTGTCTTCATTTCCTTTTGGCCTCGCCTCTTTGGCACTCTGTTCTTGTGTGAATTCCATCTCCTCCTTTGTTCTCAATACTGCAACTTTGCTAGAAAAGCATGTTGCATAGCAATTTTTAGAAATTTGAGTCCATACGGTCAAGTGAGCTGCTAGTGCATGCTCAACTTGCATGTTTATCAAATCGGGTTTAACCCAATCGACGCTGACTGAACCATCTTGCCAGTTTCCACTTGGTGAATTAGCTGCCATCATCTCCTTCCATTCATTGGTTGGGCACTCTACGACCCACTTTTGTTGTTGCGCCAACATCAATTTGACCCAAGCAGCCAGGTGGCCACTATTTAATTGGTGTGTCTTGTTAATGTCAACACGCCACAAGATAAAGTTTCCTTCTTTCATGCAAACACGAGCCAGATTCGTTTCAATATTTGTTTTGCACAAGTCCCAATCAATCTCATTTTTGATTGTAATGGTATCCCCTTTGCGGCGGTATTGTATATGTTTTTCACTTAGCATACAGGCAATGAAGTCAGCTACATGGTCATGCAAACACCTGTAATTGTACGTCAGGTTGCTATTGTCAATACAGTACGTTCTCAATGTTTGATAAGTGTTGCCCATTTCCTTGATAATTTCGTCAGTCATGCCACGCGCGTGCCAACACACCCGTCGTGGCTGCTCCATATACCTCATGATCACATCCAACTCTGATGCACCTTTATGATGTGCCATGTTTTCGAAATGTGCCACGTGAATAGTATCACACGTTAGGTCAAGTGGACTACAAATTGTTGCATTCAGACATGACGAATCACGTAATAAAATTGATCTTGTTTGAGCGTTGAGACAACACTCATTTGTCAATCCTTGCTTGCTCTCTCGTTTGCTCACTTGTGGGAAAGTACACCATGGGTTCTGCAACCGAATATTCAATCCTGTGCTGCTATCAACAACATTACCGTTGTATATTAACATCCTACCGCATGAGCGCAGGCAGGCACCTATTTGCCATCCTCGCATGGTGTGGATTGCATAAAAGTACCCAACTCTGAATTTCATTTCATCAGATGGTGGTACCGCCCAACTGTCACCCATGGTGGTTAATTTGCTTTCGGCGATGGATGTGCTTGACCGCACAAACATGTACATGAGATTTTTGAGTGACGTGTGTTCATTGTGTATGGTTGTGTTGAACTCGGGGTTCAATTCCCTGATTGCAATTAACCCAGCGTTCAATTCTTTGTGTATCTCCATTCGGTTACACAAAGCGCGTAATGCTGGTCCTAAATCATCCCAATTTACATGTGTTGACTCAATGCACAATTGTGTGGTTGCTCTAGGCCTTACTACGGTTTTGCCACAACTGCATTGTTCGAGGTCGGTGAGGTGCAAATATGTATTTGTTGTGATGTGTATAGGTTGGATTATACTGTATTCCGCCTGTACTAAAGTGCAATGCATTGTTAAATTTTTGAACACCACTTTAACCATAATTGGTTTGACATGTTTGAACCAGACGTGCAGAATGGCGTCCCCCTTTTCACCAATCACTAGCAAGTTGTAACCCAGTGCCATTACCAACCAAATTAAGTAATCTTCATCTCTAGTCTGGGTGGTTGTTAACATGCCACTGATGGATGGTAGGTCGACGTCGTTTTCATCCATTTCAATAAATTTGGCAACACAATCATACAAGCACGTATCTACACATGTTGGATCGTAAATAGTGTCACATTTGGTCACAGCGCATGCATACTTGGATAGCCCACTTGGCACGGCATCATCAAGCTTTGGCTTGTAGGAGTTATTCAGCCTCAACACAAATTCAGTGTTTGAATAAGTGTAGGCTGTGTTTTTCGTTTTCCCTATTGCAGCATCCATGAATTTTTTCTTTTTCCTCAGGGGTATCACATCAAAATCGTCGTTCATTTGAAATTCTACATACCTTTTCCCACCATCATCATGTGAGCCACCATTGGGCGTCGTTGCATCTGGCTTGCTCGTGTCATTGGCTTCATCAAGGATGGTTGCACCTGCTGTGGTATCTACGCTATCCGATTTTCCTTTCTTGATTAAGTCCCATTGGAGCCATTCACATGAGTGCAATAATGATATTCGACGGCTTTCAAAGTCCGGTTGATTGGGTAAGTCAAACAGTCTTGGGAACATATCAAAATCGGTTGTTGCATAAACATTGACATAGTCGTACATCTCAAGGGCCAACCGCATCTCAATTGGGAGATAGGTGGTGATGACTATGACTCTTGCACTGAGTATCTGTATCATGCCATAGTCCCCGTTGGTGTCGTACAACAAAACATTGTCACGGGCAATATCAGCAAATTGCTCTGCGGTCATGTAACTAACATATACGTATTTCCCACGCACAATTATTCCCCGCCAATCAACATTCTCACCTTTGATTGCTATTCTCACATTGTTAAATTTATCTAGGTTCATGTGCTCCAGTCTCAACATTAACCCTGCTAAATTCCTCTCAGCAACCAATATCCATAATTCATCATTAGCATTTATAATGTGATTCCGTAAACCCAAAGTTTTGACCAAATTGCCTAGTCGCTTGAAGTGATGGCTTCTGTTGTCCAAGATGACCAATGATCGTTTCAACACTTCTCTCACTGCCATTTTGGTTGCATCGGAAGCAAAGCTTTTGGAGATCTCGTCATCAGCACAATACACCCATGCTTCAAGCACTTGAGTGCAAATATATGCCACTGAGTGCTTGTCACTCAATTTTTTCATAAAATCTTGTGTCAAATCATTGACGCAATTAATGCGTTTTTCTTTCAAAAAGCTTAGTGCAACCAGCCAATTCTCATGAGTGTCGTCAATATAATAATAACTGCGGCGGTCCACTGTGCCTTGCACTTTAATGAAATCAATTTCTGGCTGCAATGACGGTTCTTGCTGTATGCCACACACCACAACATCCACCCCTTGTGCGTACAACTCGTTCGCGTACCTCACCATTATTAACCTACTCATGGTGTCACATGTCAACCATAATGCCACGGCATTGTTTAACACGGTGGTGTGGCGTGAAGAGTCGCACGGTGTGTCATCCTGTGACACAACCCATTTTGTTTTGACATCAGAGTAGTGGCAATCCTCCTCCATGTTGCGATCCGCCAACAAACTGTTAACGTACTGAGTAATAGCACATTGAGGTGATTCATCGGAACCAAGGCGTGTCATATGATCCGTCAAAATATCATGGACATCATTCAGCCTCTCCATCTTCTTTTTAATACCGCGCCACGCACTCATTGCTGCAATAATGTTCATTTCATCATGTTCGTTGGAGTTGTATTTAGTCTTGTCGTTTATGGTTTCAAAATCGCGGCAATTACCGTGTGACCACTTCTTGAAACACCGCTTATTTTGATCTTCTTCCAACGTTATAGTTGTCATTTCCTTAATGAAGTCTAGCGCTTTTTCTGGCAAGTACTTTTCCAGTGCGGCTATTGTCATGCTTATGACACGATCAATGTTTAAGTTTAAGCTCTTGTTTTGAAGCATTTCGACTGCCAATTCCATCATTTCATCAGTGTGCAAGTACTCCAGTATTAGATTGTTGTTTTTGATGGCATCCTGTTGCTGCACCAATTTTGTTAGTGCATAATCAAGGCGTTGACCCATTTTCTTAGCGTTGTAGTAAGCTATGCCAACGTAAACCATCATTTGGTCGGGTGTAATTTCAATGTTTTTCCCAACTTTGGTGTTTGTGTAGAAAGAGCTGCACAATTTTGCACGTGCATATGCTACCATGTCATCATAAGTTGTACCAGGCAATGCAGCTCGCTGTTCTAATTGTTGCAAGATTTTCTTGCGCACAACGACTTTCTTCTTTTTCGTGCTGTTTATAACCCAATCATTTAATACGTGATCAGGTCTAACCGGAATCGTGTAGATTGAGCAATCATCCCACCCACACCATGGTGTTGGTGATGAATACATGGGTGAAGTTGAGTGTGCTTCCAAAATTTTCACCCTGCAAATGAAAATGTTGTCAGTAACACATTGTGATTCGAATGTCAACCATGTGTTTGGCTCAGCGAGGGTTTGCTTGAAACCCGATAGAGCTTTTTGTGTTGTGTCACTAGAGATGCGTGTCGCATTCCTTCCACCCTTGTGCATGATCACAGGGTTATCACCACTCATGCTCAATGTGACCGTGTCATCAGGCACCCTATTCACAAAAACAATTCCAACGATTTCCTGTAGGTTGTGGTTGCGTAACATACTTAACAACTCTTCAGGATTGTATGCGGCAAAATCAAAACCCACAAAGAGTTTGCTCATCTTGGCTTCCTTATTTTTGTGTATAAAATCACCATTTTGTTTAAACCAAATGGCAGTACCTTGCAATTGACTGTCCAACATTCCTTTTATCGCAATGAGTTTCATTTGCGTCGACTCAGCAGATGAACCTTCGTAATTACGTTTTATGTCACTTAATTTCATCATCGCCTGGTCGTAACTGTTGCCCCACGTGTTGCAATCATCACCTTTCGTTTTCCGACACACTGTCATGTCCCACCAGCCATTTTCAATTAGTGGTAATGGTGTGTCCAACATTGCGATCCAGTTTGCTCCATCCCTCTTAACCATATGCAGAATTATAGTTTCTATGCATGCTCTGTGATCACCTTTGGTTGCGAGTGTGTTGGTGTGTTTGAAAGCCTGTGTGGGCATCAGTCCCTTGTAAGTGTCTGGATTTTGTTGCACACAAGTGGTGTCAACAACAACCATGTCCTTGATCCTGACACTTGTGCTGAGTTTCACATCTGACAATTTGTCTCGCCATAATTGAGCCACCTGTGTATTGTTGTTCAAATGCCAGTCTAGATCATAGATGAAACCATCGTCCACACCTAATATTTTTGTTGATGATATTGTGTTCATGACACTGCAGATCGCGCTTGCTAACTCCCACGGCCATTGCGCTAGCATAGTTGACAACCTCATGGTGTTGAACGTGGCTTCGTCGATGGATGGCATGCCTTCAATTGTCATGTCGCATATGAGCGTAACTTCCCCGTTTAGTAGACATGCTTTATGTTTCTGACCTGTTTGTGTATTCTCAATTATGAACACTGAATTGGTCGCATTCACTAACCCATTTGATTGACCCCACGACACCAATGCGTAGTCTGTGCTACGCAATTTAGATTTGACACTGGACCAATGTTGAATGTTGTGCCGCGCGTAATCCCACTGGACAACTGGTAAGCTCAGAGGTACCATTGCCATGGCTTTTGGTGTCCACACCGAGAAATTCGCAATTTTGCATCCTAATGCAAACTCAGGTGTCAAAAGTAACATCTTGTCATCAAATTCTTCTTGATAACCACTTGGTTGCTGCCACCAACCCAAGTGATCAACTATCTCACCAAGTGATAACCGCTGCAATATTATACCTACAAGACGTATGTCCTCATTTTGCCTCAAGTTAATGGTAATCAATCGGTTTCCGTGATTACGGGGGGATATTTCAATCAAGTTGTGACCGCCTACAGCGATAATGGTCGTGCAATTCTTAGCGCAGCCGCCGTATGGATGCACTATAACCTTCCGACTCGCTACTGTACATGCCAAACCATCACCTGCTTCTTTGTCTATCCAACCGAGGAAGTTCAAAGTGTGCAATTTGTCATCAACTTTTTTGCTTGACTTGATTTCAACATGGTATGTTGCACACTTTTCTTTTCGTATGGATGATGAACTCAGGATATCTGTTTGAAGGCGTGACGCACTGAGCATGTCGTTTAACATGTCATAATGCCATTGTGCACCAACCCACAATACTATGACCCCCAAAGCAGTTGCCTCAACGACAGTTTTGATCAGGTTGCTGCATCGTTGGCACGCGGCATTAGATGTTGTTTGATTTGTTTGGGTGAACAACAGTTGTGACACGGAGGCTTTAGTCTTGCCCCAGACTCGATTAATTTCTGTTGTGCAATTCTCACAGCATGCTGTTTGCTTGTATGTGCTGTTTACATAATGCTCATATTCCGTCATCTCAAAGTCTGCAACATCATCAGTTTGCCACATACGGGTTGAAATGCTTTCAGCTTCCCTTATTTCATCCATAAGTGACCTGGCATTAAATGAACCATTAATGTCATCTTTGATCCACTCTTCCTCTGCGTCCACGAATTCATCGTCATTGTTACATGGTTGTTCAATACGTGGTACTTGTTGATTGTTGGTCATGCTACGGGCACATTTAATGATATATTGGATTGCTTGCTTGAATTTGTCAACCGAACCAGAAACAATGTCTTGCAGCATGGACATTGTCTCAGTGATTATGTATGATGGATCACGCTGGTTCACGTCTATTAAAAGCCAACGCCTCATCAAATCTATGTATTTAATTGCTTTTGGATAACCTACGACCATGCGCATCACCATTGAATAATGCTCGATTTTGACAGTCAGTTGATTGTCCATCATTATACGCACCGTTGCCAAATGGAAATTGCCCAATGGTGACAGACGGTATAACTCAATTACTGTTGATTGATCTTCATGCCTAACTGCTGTTGTCAACCGCGATTGAGCCATAACTGGTTGGCATGATACCATCAATTCATCAATTCTGCGCTGGATGGTCGCCCTTGATCGATCACAAGTTGTTGTGTTGTCGGCAATGTCTGCTCTCATTGCATTCTGTTCGTCAGAATTTTTGTTTATCACTAACTGATGTAACTTGGTCATTACTTCTGTGCATAAACGTTCCAATAATGATGGGCAAATGTCACTGTCTATGTCGGTGTCACCGCCTCCGCGTTGGGTACCCAATAGCGTGTGTAAGGCACTATTTGCATTTCCAAGGCCAACACTGACCCAAGTTAGGTGGTTAATGGCGCGAGTGGCAGCTGAGAAGGTGTATCTTGGATCGCGGAAAATACCGTCGTTGGATTTGAGTGGATTCCATTGTAATACCATAACTCGAGCAGCATCCTTGCCTTGGAACCGATGCACAGTTGTTACAGTTATGTCGGTGTGTAGGCATCTTTGAACACGTTGGCAGGCATCTTGATAGAAACATAAAATCACATCTGGGTGTTCCCGGTCACATAATGCAGCAATTTCATGGGATTCAAATTGCGGCATATACTCTACAACGAATGTGGTTTGATGTTGAGCGCCTGCTTGCATCTGAGGTCTGACTTTGACAAGTTCATCCATCAGTGGTTGGCCTATTCGCAGAGACACATTAGATGTGGATGGTTGGTGTGTGGTGTAGGTTGTGATGTTCCTTGTGCTTCGTACACCTGGTGCGTCATTCATGTCAACACTTCCTATTTGGTATGGATCGCCAAACAATATTAGCTTTGTGACATTTGATAATTTGAGTGTCGCTAATTGTGGCCAAGTGATCATTGTAGCTTCATCGATGATCACTGTGGATCTCAAATCTTTTTGTTTGGCTTCTTCCATAGTGTAACATTCTATTGATTTCCCTTTTGATAAGCCTCTTCTCTTGACTTCATCTACCACGCAGCGAGTCATAGCCAACACCGTGCTGTCCTCATCAGCCAATTTGATTATTTCATTTGTTTTACCACAACCTGGCACACCCAAAGTCACATCAGCGTCAGTTAACAAATTACGCAGAACCATTCCACTAGTGCTACACCGAACTAGGGAGAAAATTTCATGCATTGTGCTTCGGTAGCTGCACTTGGGGACATGCACAGCCACTGTGCCAGTTAACGTCTTGTGTGTTGGTGCGTGTATAATAACACCATTTGATCGGCAGGTTACGGCACAGGAGATCCATCGTTGAGGTGTGTGCAACATCACGACGTCACCGGTCTTTAATCGTTCATGCGGTAGGTTCACGAGAATACCACAAGGTATTCGCTTGTACTTTAATCGTTCGGTTGTGCCACTAACATCACGAGTTGTGGTGCCCCGCCCCACCAATGACATTCGCAAAGCTTGTCGAATGGCCATGGCTAATTTCACGTTGATCACTGGTGTGATGTTGTCTGGTATATCACCAGGCACATCCATTTCATCAAGTAACTTGGTGTTCTCTAAGCCTGCAACCACATTAGAACACAACAAGCGGACAAGTGAACACTGTTCAGGTGAGACTGTTGCCTCCTCTTTCTTATTACCATACCTCCACGTTAATTTATTTCCATCCAGCTTTGGAACAAAATCTTCAATGGAAATATTGTCTTGGTTGACAATTTGCTTGTAGCCAAAGCAGCAACGCTCATCGATAGACCACTTAGGCCAATCAACAACGTGCAATTGCAATTCTCGAGCGATGTTTTGCAGCTCTGCAAAGCCTAGTGTGGGGTCAATAGTGGGTGCAATTGAAGGCGGGTCTTTGAACTCGACACTTCCAGTGACCCAATGGTATGGTTGACCCACCAAGTCCCCATGAATCACAGTCAAATACTTGTCGCTGCATGGATCTTTACGAACAACATCTGCTGTCAGTGGTGTGAAGATCGCATAATTGACATTCATTGAGTCCAAATAAGCGTCAATCACACCATCATGCCATTCACCAGTCATGCCTGGATCCTTGCTCTCTGCTATATTGAGAAACCTAGATTTATCGAATTCCGGCCCTAGTAGGTTCTGGCAAGCGTATAATGCACATTGCATGCCCTCACCACTAACATTGTTAGTGCGTAGGACGTTAATTGAGGGTTGCAAAATTGTTGATTTGCCCAGAGGTATGAATGGGATGTGACTTTCGTTGATAAGCACGTCCGCATGGCGATGCTGATTCCACTCCTGAAGTCCGTCCAAAGGTCTCACTAAATAATTAGCAAATTCCATGTTTGCCATTTGAATTTTATTTAAAACAGTAGCCGCGTCTGCGCCAACCAAATCATAGCACGTTTTAATGGGCACTGGTAGATTGATGGTGTCAGCATAAGTCATCGTTGGTGGTTTATCGTCATTCACACGGTCGGTCCTCTTTTCATTGTCAGTGGTGTGGGGTTTGTGCAGGTTGTGAAGTTTCGAGCGTGGTTGGTGTGGTTGAGGTCGCTTTGAGGTGGTTTTGTTTGTCGTTGTTGCAACAGGTGTGGTGTTTTCTGCCAATTCGACAACGTCACTTAAATTGAAGAGTGTCAAGTTGCATGCTCGGCATGTACTAGCACATGTATTCATTCCACAGCAATTACACACCCATTGTTGGTGCTGGCAATCTTCACTGCAGAGATGTTTCCACATTAAAGGGCATTCATGCTGGCATTTGTGGTGACATGTCTTACCGGAACAATCTTGGCATAAACCGTCCACCATTGCACTTTTGATATAACAGCATTGACAGGTGCCATCATCTCCGCGCCCAAACTGTATTTTGTGTTCACAGGTACTGCAGTTTCCGTTTTCAACAATCGGTGTGGTGATGTTCACTATTTTTAGCATCTCAAAGCTTGTTTGGCCAACCTTGTGATACAGCATGTCCCATGATTTGTCATCTATCAAATTGTTAATGAATTTCAATCGTCGAGATTGACGTAATGCCTCAAATGCTCTTACATATTTGGCTGGAATTATTTGTGTTGCGAATTGTGAAGCGACTATATAACACGCTCTGACAAAAGTTTTCATAAAATTCTTCCCTAGCAGGCTGAGTACGGATGGTGCGTCAGCAATTTCGGCCATATACCTATATTTGCGGTGAATTCTCATCGTGACTACAAGTGCAGCATAACAGTGTAGTTGAATGTCTCGCACACTCATTGTCAGCTTGTGGCTAGTGTTGTTAGTATGATATGATGTGCGGCTCAAGGCTATGGCATATGTGACCAACTCATGCCACGTGGTTGAGTTCGATATGCTGCGTGCCACCAAGTTATGCAAAAATTCCACATCAATTTTAAGGTCAACGTAACTCAATCCACCTAACATAGCCATGTTCATCAAACTTTTTTCATGCATCACTGGTATTTTAACATTGAAATCTTTGTCTTGTTGCACCGTTTTAAGAATGTCCTGGACATTAGTTTTAAGATTGTATTTCATCAACTTGTTTAGATTCAACGCAACGCCTTCCACGACCGTGGTGTTACTGATCTTGGTTGTACCATTGGTTAAAAGATCGGCTTGTTGCAACTGGCGCAGAGTGTTGGTGTAGTACACCAAGGCTTTTGTCGAGTGGCGAGAAGCCACTGCAGTCAATTCAGCGTCAACCACATAGTCTCCTGAACTACATGGTAACTGACCATATCGCATAGTGACCGGGGTTCGAGGATTCTCAATGTAAACACAATCAACCATTGGATCATCCGCAATGAAATACAGTTCTTGTATTGTAAAATGCGTGACATCATATGGTATCCAAACAGAAACACGTTCAGGTTGCTGTTTGATTTGATCCATAAGATCCACACATGTTTGCTTGGTTTCATTAGAAACAACAAACACATTTGGTGGCTGCATGATTTGTTCAATAATTTTTGCCTCCACGGTGAATTCAGGATGAGTTGATGAATGATCATCAACCTTCCTGACATACGTTCCATTGTATGTGTTGTGTAACTCAGTGACCAATTCGGGTTGCACATGACTTGGCATTTCCACCATCGTCACGTTCATTCTGTTCAATTCCATTTGTAACAACACCAAATCATGCTTGATGATCTCTCTGTATCTCTTGTCAGCTGGGTCAACATTGTGTTTGTCGACGGATTTTAGCAGCTGGGATGTCAACACGTTCCGCATACCTCCAATGTCACACCATCTCAAATCAGGAGACATTCCGTCACCAAAGCACATGCCACATACTACATCTGGGTCTTCCCCATAACATGCATTGATGATACCACATTTTCCACATATAAACATGTGTGTGCATCTCACTGTGATCTTTGCATCAATTTCACCCTCATATATTTCCCCATCCATCTCATAAGAGGTTTTTTGTCTGGTCATTGTTGTGACCATTGGGTTCAAGGTCCACCCACGGTCCACACCATTCATTATAAACATCTGGTCATGACCACCATGGTCACGTATCACCGCAAACAGATTTTGCATCTTGAAATTGTAAGTTGCCTTTGTATTTTCAATGATGGCCATTGTTTCTTCCAATTGGAGTCGTTCATCCATTATAAATGCATCCTCACCGAAGTTAAGTTCAGGACTTATTTGTTCTACACATATTTGGTGTTTTGGATTAACTCCTAAAACGGCACTTGTTTCCAAACCCTGAGTGGTCAACATGCCTTGATTATGCCTAGCTTTATGCATGATCAAATTCCACTGCTCCAATCGCAAACACAATGGGTTAAAATCCATACTAATCAATTTCTCATGAGAGGACATCGACATTGTTTTCATCACTAGCATTTTGTTAGACATCACATACACTTCAAGTAAGGATTTGATGACGTCCGGTGTGATCGTGAAAAGTTCATCAAAGCGTATTTGTTGAGGCTGAACGCGGGGTGCGTTGCTTTCCCTACAATATGCATCGATGTTGGAAAACTTTTCCTTGAGATAGCCAGATTTTTCAATCTGGCTATCTCTGAATTGCAATTGGTTGTTTTCCATTTTGATGGTGTCTATTATTTAGTAAATTAATGATTTAATGGAAACTCG